AACACAAGTTATGATACCAGTTCTGAACAATTACAATTCACGACAGGTGAAAAAACAATTAGATTTACTTCGAGTTCTACTGATAGTAATAAAGACAATGTAGAAACATACACTGAAGTTAAATACTACCCAACAGGTATACTACCTTCTAATCCTAGTGGTATAGTCTCAACATTACCTGCATTCCTTAAGTCTAATGAAGGTAAGCAAATTGTTGATGCTGCTAATGAGAAGAGACCTAATCCTCTTGCTCAGACATTTAAGGTTGAAAATCTTGATGGTGGATGTTTCACTACTGGAATAACTCTTTACTTTAATAAGAAAGCATCTTCTATACCAGTTAGAACATATCTAACCAATACAGTAAGTGGTAAACCAGGTAAGTATATTGTTCCTGGTACAGAGAAAACAATTTCACCTGAAACATACCTCAAAATATATGTGTCTCAAGAGACTACAATTGAGATTGGAGAAATAGCATCTGGTGTTCAGTCTGGTGCATCTGGTCCTGTGTATAAAGTGTTTGATAAGACTGGTATCGAAGTTTTACCTGGAAATGCTAATAGAATACCTGTTTCTGCTGATCAGGTTTATACATTAGTTCTTTCTAATAATAATGGACTATCATTTAGTCCATCAGAGACTATATCTCTTCCATCAATAACCCTTGCAAATAATACTAACAATACTAATATAACTGTTACTATTGCTAAGGATTCTGGTAGGGTAATTGATTTAAAAGTTATTGATGCTGGTACAGGATATGATACAGCAACGATGACTATAGAAAGTCCTCAGTTACCTGGTGGTACTACTGCAACTGGATCATTAGGATTGTCTGATGGTAAGTTGTTTGATACCGAAGTTTCTATATCTGGTGCTGGATATACAAGTGCTCCTTCTATCGTTATTGCTGGTACAGGTACAAGCAATTCTGGTGGTTCAGTACAAGCAGTTATATCAAATGATACACCTGGTGTTAGAATGGGTATAGCAACTAACTTACTAACTGATGTTGCTGGTACTGTTGGTACTTATTTTGAGTTTGATCATCCTGTATACTTACAGAATGATACCGAATATGCTTTTGTTGTTGAAACAGACTCTGTTGACTATGAGATATGGGGTTCTGAGGTAGGTGCTCCTGCTGGATCTGGTACTGTAACATCTCAACCAGGATTGGGTTCTGTTTATAGATCTCAAAACGTAGATAGTTGGAATGAAGATCTTAGAGAAGATATTAAATTTGATCTCCATAGAGCAGAGTTTGATACCTCTAGAGCAGGGAGTTTACTATTAACAAATGAAAATCTTGGTTATGAATCAATGTATCCTGGATCTGTTCGCACAAGTGCTGAATCTAGTAGCAGTGCTACACTGAAAAGATTCCGAGGTAATAATAACTACGTTGAAATAACTCATAGAGATCATGGATTTGAAGATGGTGGTAAATCATACGTATTCTTCAAAGGATTGGAATCAACTGGTGGCGTAAGTGCTGCAAACTTAAATACAAACTTATATGAAATTGTTAATAGTGGAGTAGACACCTTTAATATTGTCTCTTCAACACAAGCAAGTACTAATATCATTGCTGGTGGATCTAATGGAATGATTGCTGTTAACAAAAAGTATGAAAAATTGTATGCTGATATAGGTTATCTTTCATTCCCAGAAACAAAGATTGATTCTTCTGTTAAAACAACAAATATTATTCCAGTAGATAACGGTTCTGTTAATTACAATTCATATTCTCAATCTGATTATGAGAAAACATTCATAGGTCAAGAGCATTACTTCATCAACCAGAAAGTCGTAGCTTCTAGAATCAATGAATTAAAAAATTCTCTTTCTCAGTCTTTGGTTTATAAGTTAGATCTATCATCTACTGTGTCTCATTTGAGTCCAGTAATAGACTTAAGAACTAGTACTGTAAAAACTATATCAAATAGAATTGAGAATCCTGTCGGAACTGAAACTAGATATGGTAGACAAAATCAGGTCTTAGAACTTTATAAGGTTTACACTTTAACCATTAATGGTAATGTTGATGGATCTAGCAATAGAATAGCGATTGAACCTAATCAAAATATTGATTCTACAACTGTAGCATCAACATCCGAGGTTGCTGGACTACAAGGTGGTAGTGGGGTAGTCCTTGCATGTGCATCAGATAACACATCAATAACTGTTAAACTTAAGAACACTGGTCAATTTAAAGCTGGTGAAACATTAACATTCCAAACCCAATCTGTATCAGGTGGTGATCTAGCAGGAAAGACAGTTACGATTAGTGATGCTGGTCCTAATGAAGAAGTTCCTTCATTCTCACTCAATACTGTGCTTAATGGTTATAACATCAATGAAGATACTAATGTTGCTGATGATGAATTATATGCAGAAAAAATTGGTGGAACTATTATAGATTGGGATGTTAATAATAGACAGTTGGTTGTATTTAATAACAAACAACCTATCAATGATGACTTTACTTCAAAAGTAACTGGTGGAAGTGCTTTCAATAGAAGTGCAGATATTACTACTCAAACAGCAGATATTTTTAGATCTGGAGATTACCTACAATTTGTGGGACAACCTGCAGATACTAAGAACTGGTGGGAAGTTAATAAGATGTCTTATAAGACAGGTATAGGATATGTAACGGAAGATTCTTCTAAGAATACATCTGGTATTGCTAAGTATGTTACAAAACAAATTTCTTTAGATAATCCTGGTACATCAATTGATGTTAAGATTACTGCTAATATAAGAAATGCATCTGATGTTAAGGTTCTTTATAAGTTTAAAGAAGAATCTAGTGAGATTAATTTTGATGATCTTGAATGGCAGTTCTTTAATGTAGATGGTAAGTCTGATATAGAATTAACTGCTTCAGCAGAGAATGAGATCTCTGGTTTATTTGAAAAGCAAGGTTCATATCAGGAAATACCATTTAGTGTTACTAACTTGCCTGAGTTTACCTCATTTGCAGTTAAGGTTGTTATGAATTCGGATAACCCATCATACGTACCTAAGTTACAAGACCTAAGAGCAGTAGCATCCTTCTAATGAATATACAGGTAGAAGGTGAGGATAGTCTTTATAGAGATTCAAACACAGGTGCTATAATCAATAGTGATACCAAGGCATTTGATGCAGTAAGAGCAGCACGTGTTAAGTCTAGTAGGACTGATAGTGAGATAGATGAACTTAGGGCAGAGATAGAAGTTTTGAAATCCATGATACGTGGTATGCAAAGATAGGTTTCTGTGCTATAATAAATATGTAAGATCGATCATTACACACACATGGCCATGGAACCTGCGAAACTCAAAGAAGAGTTTACTACACAACTAGCTGATGCTAATGCTAAAATTTCAAAAGCAGAAGCAGAACTTATCCGCTTAAGAGAATACCGCACTAAACTAGAAGGTGGTTTGGAAACAATAGGGTTATTATCAGGAGAAGAACCTGTCCCAGTAGGAGAACCACCAGCAACAGAAGGTGTGGAAGCACCAACTCCAGTTGTAGAAGGTTAGAATAACAAAGTAACCCCTTGCTAAATAGTGAGGGGTTATTTATTTGTCAGATGGCTGCTATACCAATAAATTTAATTTGCGAGAAAGGAACTGATTTTGCAGCGACCTTTAATATTCAGAATGAAGCAAACACCACCCCATTAAATTTAACTGGTTACACTGCTGTAGCCAAGATTAAAAAAAGTTATACTTCTAGCACATCTACAGACTTTACGGTTGATTTTCCAGATAGATATAATGGACAATTAAAAGTTAGTTTGGACAACACTGCAACAGCAGGTCTAACTGCTAGAAGATATGTTTATGATATTCTCTTGTCTGCACCTTCGGGTACTAAGTCACGAGTTATTGAAGGAATACTTGAAGTAACACCTGGAGTTTCCTGATGCCTACCTATAATGTATCAGTACAAAACCAGAACTATAGCGTAGTTTCTGAAGCTCAGAAAAAATATGCTGTAGGTGTTAATTATGATATTCCAGCAAAGTATCTACAAAATAACAATGTTGTTTTAGATGCTATCAATACAGGGTTTAATGGAGTAAAGACTTCATTTGACTTAACCGAATCAGGAGTTGCTTACACTCCTACTAATGATGCACAAATAATTGTATCCGTTGGTGGACAGGTACAACATCCAGGAATAGATTATTCCGTGAGTGGTAGTACAATTACATTTGCTACTGCACCTGACCTTGGTGATCCTGCGTTTATTGTCGCTACTTCGACAACTGCAGATCTTACTAGAACTATTAATATGGTTTATAGTAGTGGTTCTGTTGATATGAACAATGGACCAAAGGGTGAACTGGCGATTGATGTTACTGGTAAGATCCAGTCATGGACATTGACTGCTGACGCAGTGGGTATTCTGATATTAGATGTACAAAAATGTACTTTTAATGATTATCCAAACTTCCAGACTATATGTGGAAGTGCGAAACCCCAGATCAGTGGTAACCTCAAATCTTTTAGTGATGATATGTCTTCATGGGATGCAGATATCATTGCTGGAGACATGATTAGATTCAGAGTTGACCAAGTAAATAACATCCGTAGATTCACGTTATCATTGAAACTTTTCCTTTGATAAATATCAGAGGGAGATTTATTTTATAAATAAACGTAAGCAAGCAACACACAACGATTTTTGGAGACAAATTAAATGGCACTGTTAGTACCTAATATTGGTGAATTGGAGTCACTTCGATATCTTGTTAACCAGAACAACTTTGTTTTGGATAGAGAAGATAACGCACCAAGGGATTTAGTCCTTAAACTATACACTAGTGACACAACACCTGCAGAAGCAGATGTACCTAGTGCAACAGCATATTACGAACCATATCAGAATGGTAACACTAACCAGTATGGACAAACTGTAAACACAGGTTATCCAACTTCTGTTAACAACCGTACTGAAGCTCGTTACGATTATACGAGTCAATATGGTATTCTCCTAAATGGTGGTCAGTGGAAGATTAATCAAGACTCTACTGCTAACGTTGTAACAACTGCTACTTACCCTGAACAAACATTCACATTCACTGCTGCTGCAGGTAATGTTTATGGTTACTACATTGTAAGAGCAAATAACATGCCTCTTGCTGTTCAAGGTGTTGCTGATGCTGCTTCAGGTGCTGCTGCTACTACTCTAAACAAGGGTGATAACTCTAACGTGTGTATTGGAGTTATTGGTAACGATTACATCACTCTTCCTAATGTTGCCTCCATTATGGACAACATCACTATCGGAATGTCTATAGGAGGAAACTCTGCTGTTCCTGCTGGTACTTTGGTTGGTGGTATTGATCGTGCTCAAAGACGCATCTATCTTTGCGATTCTGCTAACGCTGCTGTTGCTCTAACTGATAACATTCAGGGTGCTACTGACCCAAGTATTACACTTGACTATACACTAGCAACTTCTGGTTCTGCTCACCAGTTACAACCAGGCGATGTTATTTACATTGCACGTGGTACTTCAAACACTACAACTACTGAGCAAACATACACTGTATTCAGTACTCCTTCAACAACAACCTTCACCACAACTCCTGCATTGGATGGATCTGGTAACCTAACTCTTTATAGCAGCATAATGTTCGCTGAAAGATTTACAAATGGTCCATACCCTATTCAGAACAACGGTGACCAAATTAAGGTTACATTGAACATCAGTCTTGACTGATTGATTGAGTTCATAATTTATATTATGGAGGGGGCGGTCAATGATCACCCCCTTTTTAATTGTTTGTACACTTAGATGAGCATCTATACATACGACAATACAACTATCGTACTATATTCAACAGAAGATGAAGGTATAATAACTTCATCAGGAACAACTGTTGACTATGGTTCGATTTCTGATGCTCCAACTAATTTACAAGCAGAAAGTAATTTAAGTAATGATGATCTTGGTGAGATCTCTATAAGTGATACTAACACTCCATTTGGTACTGTTACATTAACTGGTACTAAAGCAGAGGCATGGTGTCCTAAAGGATATGCAGCAACAGGTACAGCAACTCTAGCAAGCACTGCTTTACAGGGCATTAGGAAGATTTGGTCTGGGTCTGGGTCTCTATTTGAGATGGGTGGTGGTATGGAACGCAGTTCTGCGTTCTGGGTTGGTTCTGGTGGACTTACTGTATCTGGTGCTTCTGTAGTAAGAACTACATTAGACTGGAACGAAGATTTCTTATTACTATTCACACAAGAGGACTTGGGAGCTGTCGATGCAGCACCAAGTCCTTTGGACTTTGGATCTATAATAAATCCTCTAACTGCTGGAGAATTAGACAGAGGATTTGTATACAACATAGGTGATGTAAGAGGTGCAACATCATACCATAAGTTTACTAATGCACCTTGGGCAGAATTTAATACTTATAGCTTTACTACAGACAGAACAGGTTCAGGTGGTCTATTCGCTGCAAGTGGTCTCTCAGAGACTAAGACCTCTACAGAATTTGGAGATAAGACAACACTATTCAGTGTAACTGGTGGAGAGATATACTCACAGACAAGTCGTGAGGTAATGTCTGGTAATGCTTCGTTTGGAAGTGCTGGTATTGAGAAGTTTGTACATGAGTTTAATGATGAGTCTGGATTTACACTAGACACAGCAGATTACGGATCTACTTTCTACGACTTCCTTTCAACTGAGGATCAAGGAAGCATTGCAGAATACAAGGCTGGTGGTGAATATGATCATGGTGGAATTGTATGGAATAACGTAGAGGCAAATACTGGAACGTATGAGTTTGTTGCTCTCTATGATATCCAAGGAGATGGTACTTACGCTAGGTATTGGGAAGGTGAAGGATCATTCTCATTCACTGGTAACAGTATTGGAACCACAACTCTAGAACACTGGACTGCATCTGGATCCCTATTCAGTGCTGGTGGTGCTGCTGAATGTAGAACTGATAGTGTAATTGGAGGAGAGACAACTCTATTCAATTGGTCTGGTGCATATAGTAATCTTAAGTTCCAGTATCATTGGACTGGATCAGGTACTCTATTCGAGACTGGTGGTTGCTCTATCCTAAGAACATTTGGATATGATGATACCGCTACAATTGAATACAGTACAGGTGATTGGGGTCAAGTTGATGGTCCTCCAAATCAACCTTATGAAGATTGGGGTACTGTTACTGACGGATGGTTATCAGAGAACTGGTGGTATATCTGGCATGAAGGTGTTGCTACATCTATGGGTGGATTTAAGGTTCGTACAGATCCTAAAGTTCTCAATGATACACCAGAGAATTATTTCCAACCAGAAAACGCAGGTCTTGATCCTTCTGTTGGACAGAACTTTAATACTTACAGATTCACTTGGGGTCGTTGGCTCGTACAAAGTGGATCTTTATTCAGTGCTGGAGGTGCTGCTGAGGCTGCTGTATTCCAACCAGTTGAAGATACTGCTATTGGAACCCTTTCTGGTGCGTACAGTGGATTACAGGCAACATTCAGAGAGATTGGTGGTGGTTCTCTATCTACATTTGAAGGAACTGCACATACAGAAAGGACTACATTTGATTATAACGAGCAGTCACATGATATTTGGGGAGCATTTGATTGGGGAACAATAGTAACTCTTCTTGAGAATGATGATCATGGATCTATTACTGATATCCAGTCTGGTGGAGAGATTAATTGGGGAACTATATGGTGGAATGATACTAGCAGTTCAGGATACACCAATCCTACTATTGGTACTACAGATAGCAACTTTGCACTTGATGGTGTCTCTGGATTCCATTTTGGGTATACATGGAGTTACACAAGAGAACTTTGGACACAAGAAGAGATTGACGCAAAACTTGCAGTTGATGAGTATTATGTAACTCCAGAAACAGGTGAAGTTCCTGTAGCTGGTCAAGAGAAAACACAGGAAGAATCTGGTGATGTTAGATACAAACCTATCTGGGGTCAAAATGGTTCAGGTTCTCTATTCTCTGCATTGGGTGCTGCTGAATGTAAGACCTCTACAGAATTTGGTGAAGATACTTCATTAGGAGATCTTAGTGGTGCTGGTGTTGAATATGTTATCTTTAGGGAGATTGGAACTGGTGCTATTCCTACCATTGGTGGTGCTGCTGAGTCTATCACGTTTGATTATAGTCTAGATTCAATTAACACATACGTTGTTGATGATGAAGGTAACATTGTTGATCCTGCTGGAGTATTTGCAAATTATGGTAACCTTGATGTACTAACTGCTGGTGAAGAAGACTACGGTTCTACTGAGTTTACTGAAACAACATATCCACTTACAGGAACATATGCAACATCTGGTACTTCTCCAAGTGCTGCTGTATACAGAGATCCTACACAAGGTGGATCACTATTCTCTGCTGGTGGATCTGTTGAATCTGTTACATTCGATGACTATGAGAACATCGTACTGTTTACTTATTCAACTGCACCTCAGTTTATCGGTAATACCTATAGGTTCTGTTGGAATGCACCGTTTGTTGAAGGTGGATTATTCAGTATAGGCGGTAGTGCCGAGAGATCTACTTATGATTATAATGAGCAGTCACATGATATCTGGACTGCTGAAGACGAAGGTCTCATTGAAGATAGTGCTACAACCCTTACTGATCTTGGTTCAGTTGCTGAGATTCAATACGGTGGAGAGGAAGATCAAGGAACTATCTGGTGGAATGATACTACTAGTGCTGGATACACCAATCCTACTGCAGGTACTACAGATAGCAACTTTGCTGGCGATGGTGTCTCTGGATTCCATTATGGATTTACATGGAGTTACACAAGAGAACTTTGGACACAAGAACAAATTGATGCAAAACTTGCAATTGATGAATTCTATGTTACTCCTGAGACAGAAGAAGTTCCTGTTGTTGGTCAGGAGAAGACGCAAGAAGAATCAGGTGATGTTAAATACAAACCAATATTCGGACAGTTTGGTCAAGGTAGTCTATTTGCTGTTGGTGGGGCAGCAGAAAGAGTTATATTCAAACCAGTAAATGATACAGCACTGTTTGATATCTTTACTGGATCTGCATTTATTGGTAACACCTATAGATTCTGTTGGAACTATGATGGATCTGGTAACTTACC